GGCTCATCATTTTTAATGGCTGGAATTTTCTATTTAATAAATAACTGACGAGGCATTATGACTAAGTACTTTTTTAAGGGGATGTATGGTTTAGGGGACTCTATTTATCAACGTCCTTTTTTAAGCTATTTTCCTGGTGCATATGTCCGTACTTGTTGGCCTGAGTTGTATCAAGACTTGGACATAAACTGCGTACGCAGTAAAACACGATTACGCACTCAGGCTAAAAATGAATTGCGAACGAGTTATACTTTTCATTCTCCTCCTTCTTCAAAAGATTTGATAGTTAAAAGTATTGGCTATAGTGCAAAAGATTTGACGATGGGTGGGATAATCCAAACGTTTCGAAACCAGTTTGGCGTTAGTGGAAATCTGCTATTTGATTTACCACACTTTAACGATGATCATCCGTGGATTCCTACTGATAAAAAAATAGCAGTCATCCGCCCAGCAACTATACGCACGGAATGGGCTAGCAATTCGCGTAATCCAGATCCTGAATACTTAGCTATTGCTGCAAGAACGTTACGTCAGCATTTCTATGTTGTAAGTGTGGCAGATACACTACACGGTGTAGAATGGATAGTGGGAAGTGAACCAGAAGCCGACCTCAAACTTCATCGAGGAGAATTATCACTTACTCAATTATGCTCACTCTATGATAGGGCTTCTTGCATTGTAAGTCCTGTTGGTTTTTCACTACCAATGGCAATAGCATATAAAAAACCACTATTCATAATCGCAGGTGGGCGGGGAGGGCATAATGCTCCAAACATTGTGACTGATGCAACGATGAATTTATCAAAACTAAGCTGGGCTATACCAGATAAATACTGCATGTGTACAAATGCAAATCATAACTGCAGCAAATATATAAGCAGTTTCGATAATAAACTTAACGAGTGGCTATATGAAATCGTTCTCTGATGAGTTGCAAAATGGGCTTATATGGTTGCCTGAATTAGGAATGGGGTATTACCCAGTACCTCCTGAACGTCCATATGACGAAAATTATTTCACACGATACAAGAATATGGCTAAAACCCCCATGGGGAGAGAGTTAACAGCAGCACGCGTTCGTCTAGTGCAACAACATTATAGCGGGCCGTTGGTCGATGTAGGTGTAGGCGCTGGTCAGTTCATAAACGCACGGCCTGAAACATTTGGATATGATGTAAATCCATCAGGTGTAAAATGGCTAAAAAAAACGTCTCGGTGGGTTGATATATATACAGGATATCATGCTGCTCTTTCATTTTGGGATTCTCTTGAACATATAGACTTTCCTGACAAAGCTGTTGCCAGGGCAGAAAAGTGGGTCTTTTTGTCTATACCTGTATTTGAAAATGGAGATTCTATATTATCTTCACGGCACTATCGTAAAAACGAACACATATGGTACTTCTCACACAACGGTTTGATTCGTTGGTTTGGTACCCTAGGGTTTAACTGTGTAGCATTTAATTTCATAGAAACTGAACTTGGTCGTGAAGGTATAGGTAGTTATGTTTTTGAAAGAGTAACACGCTAGACGATAATAATATTAGTTAATTAATGATTAGGTGTGCATTCCTTTTTTGAGTTTTTTACAAAAAGGTAATAAAACCCAGTTATTGTTATGTCATTGAAGGTAAGTAACACTACAACGTTCTTCTGCAACTACTGCAGTCGTGCGGTAGCTATGCCTTAAATAATGAAATTTGCTCTCATGAAATTATACTGCAACTTGTAAGCTTAAATGGATTACAAGTTAAGTTTATTATAAAAAGTGATTTAAAATTCTCGCCTTACTTAATATTTAGATTTTTCATTGCGATGAATATTATTAATGATGGTATTTATGAGGCTAAATACTGTTGATTTGATATGAACAATTCATACAGAAATTATTTATGTCTGGATAGGGTTGTAAGTAAAACCAGTACCATCTTAATATTTAGTAAATGAAAGATAAATCATTTTAAATCTGGAGGGAAATATGATATTTGATGATCTCTTTTTACCAGTGCTTCCTCAGGCATTTTCAGAAAATGAAATATTATTAAGTGACATTGAGCTGGGCGGTGGGGTTTTCGTAGGAATTACCGAGTATCAAAGAGTAAATAATTCTGATGAAATAGAAGTTTATTGGGATGGTATAAAAGTATTTGAATACTATATAACCATTGTAGAAGGTGCTTTCCCGTTAAGTCTTATAATTAAGACAAATGTTGGGTTGGGAAAGCATGAGTTATACTATACAGTCACCGATATAGCTAAGAATAAACAAAAATCTCAGGAAATAGTAGTTACTGTAATTGATGGGGATGTTGATGACAATTACCCCGCCCCAATATTTACAGATGCTGTAAATGATATTATTTCTTGGAGTAGTATAAAAGAAAATAAAGGAACACATCTTTACATTGCACCATATAAAGATATCACTCTTGGTGATATTGTGACTATTTTCCTTACTAAAAAAGGAGCGTCTACATACAGTAAGTACAGTATTGTCTTAATATCTGATGAAAACATAAGCGCAGGGATAAATTATGTTATAGATTATGAATTTCTTATGTCTGGTGGTGATGGGGAAATCTTAGCTTATTACCAGGTGCAAAATTCAAAGCAGATTTATAAAGGACACTCTAAAAACTCATCTGCAGAAATAAAAAACACTAACGATCAGGAACTTTCTATAACTGTAACTCAGGGGGCAGCAAATACTGATTACGCAGCTATAAATTTATATCCTTTCAATTATGGTGTAATTAGAGGACAGGCTGGAGAATCTGTGACATTGGCGGTTTCTGAGCCAACGCTTTTCTCACCATCTGGACTGTCAGTTATAAACGACAAGTTAGATGAAGAAGGATTGCTATATTTCAAAATATATTCAACCTCTCAAGGTGTTAGTGAAATTACAGCATACAACAATTCAACTAAATCTGTATCAGAAGAATCTGTGTTCGGCCCTTATTCTAAGGGTAATGGAAAATTAAAGTCAATTAACTACTCAACGCTTGCTCCTGATAATGGAGTTACGCCTTGTTCAATTTATCTCAAAACGGATAATGATGCCGCTATAACCAAAGTTAGAGTGAGATTGCTAAATGGTAGTGCAGTGATTTCAGGTTACGGAACAAGTACTGCAGATATTTTGTTGAATCCTGATTTTAGTGCGGAAATTGATATTGTTAATAAAGTTTCTGAAATTGTAAACATTGAATTGTCATTACCTGAAGCATCCGGTTCTATCACATACGTGAGTTGTTCTTTTGTAGCGTATTAGTTTATATACATTAATCCGAAATAGATTCTAATGATTTTTATGAAAGCATTGAAACTTGTAATGCGGTATTGTTAGAAATATTAATCAATGTATTTATATTCAATATATGTTTCTATATAGGATTTCCCTAATTCATATGAAGAGTGTAATTATTATAGCTAGCGGACCTTCATTATGCCAAGAAGATGTTATTTCCTGTATTACCGATGGAAGGGATGCTATTGCAATCAATTCATCGTGGAAAATCATCCCGACATGTAAATATATTTATTCTGGAGATTTTAATTGGTGGCATCATTACTACCACACCATAAATGTTGGTGCAAATCTTTGGACGAGTAGTAAAGTTGCTTCACGCCTATATTCCATAAATCATCATCGATTACGTTGCAGATCTTTTAACTCTGGAGCTAAAGCAATACTATTTGCAGTTGAGCGAGGGTATGACCATATTATTCTGTTGGGTTTTGATTGCGCTTTATCTGAATCTGGCAGAACTCATTGGCATGGCGACCATCCCTCAGGATTAGGTAATCCTTCGTTAGATAAAATGTATAACTGGCTGAAACAATTCGAGTTATTAAAAGAGCTACTACCCGGTGTTGAAATTATTAATAGTTCTAGAAAAACTGCTTTAAATGTATTTCCTTGTGTAGAGCTTAAACAGGCACTACTATCTATTCGTTAAAATTATTTTTTATGTGCTAAATTTTGACGAATGCCATAAATCTATAATCGTAGAGAGGTTTTTATGAAAACATTCATTAATGAAGACGCTATAGTTGTAAGAGTTCTAAATCCAATAACTGTATGGCAGAAATCCTGGTGTGGCATCATCCCCTATGGCTTGACGGTACAAGTAACTGACACACAATTTAACCCTAAGCAGGGTGAAGTGATCGATGTAAACGATGGTGGCAGCTCCCCGCAAGTTGAGCAACTAAATAATGCCATAACAAATGCAGCCGGCTCAGCTGATATTTTTATGGACTTTACTGATGCCGCTCAAGAAAGCACTGTTGTTCTGGATGTTTCTGTTGAGGCTTCATCAGCTTCAGATAGTCAAGACTTAGATGAGAATGCTGAAATAGTAGTTTATATTATTGATGCTACTTATACAGCATCAGCCAGATTTGCAGCGGCGGCTGACGGGGTAATAAATGATGAGGTCTTTGATTCACAGGATCTTGTAATTATTGTCAGTTTGTTAAATAGCTCACAGGGCCTTTCATCCTCTGATATTATTACTCTTTATTGGGGCGAGCACGTTATTCATGGCCCGACTTTAGTAGACAATCAATACGCTACATTTGATCTCACTGGACGTGAGGAGTTGTTTCAAAACGGTACTTATAAGTATGGAGTGACCGTTGTAGATGTTGCCGGGAATGTTTCATTTTCCGATATCGGTGTTATTGTTGTTCAGCGAAACAATGCTGCAGGTTCAAATCCTTATCTTATTGGAGTTGACATTCCAGCTGCAGATGCCAACAATGGATATATAAATAAAGTTATGAATGACTATGCACTTGTTATTGTTGAGTTTGATACAAAATCAACTGTTTATAATGCGGATGGGGAAGAAGTTGCAGAACCATTTAAAAATGCAACTTCCGGAACCTTTATTGCTGCTGGATATAATACAAACGGTGCAGTAATAGTAACTAACTCATTTGATCTATCTCCTTATATTGGTGCTAATTATACTGATGACTTTAGTATCAATATGAATGATGTCAACCATTCATTTTTTAATACCATTGGTATTGGACGTGCTACTTTTTCATATAACCTTTCAATCGATGGAGTTAATTACTCAGTTAAGAAAGATGAGATTAGAACATACAACGTCAATGTATTAGGCCCATAGTCTTATCGCTTTCATATAAGATTGGCACTCTCTACCAAGGCTTGATTGGCCTTGGTTTTCACTTAGAATACATTAATTATGTAATTATATGGCCCTAGTGTTTACTTGTTGTTGATTCAATTACTCATCCCAAAAATAAAAGGTTCGATGTTGATAATGTTTATACTGCCAAAATTTTGGCTGCATTGTTGTTGCATTTTACTGATGGTCTTATATTTCCTGATTATGATATTACTGGCGTATTAGTTGGGGTTTTCACTAAATCATTTTCATATGTTGCTGTCACATGCTGCTACTGATAACGATGTAGTAGAATTTAGTTCTCGAGTTAAATTTTATTAATAATCTGAGGAGTTAATATGTCCTATTCTATCGAAGTATTTACGGCCACGTCAGGTTCACCCGCAGATGGAAAAGAAATGAATTCTTTTACTGCCACGATCGTCAACGGAACAACATACGCTGATAATGTAGAAATAACAGCCACTTTAACTGGTAATGCCCTTTTTGCGTCCAATAAAACAAACAAGGTTTCATTGATTACAAATAATCAGGGGGTTATAAATGAACAGTTTTATGATAGTACAGCTGAAACGGTAGACGTTCATATTGAGCTTGCAACTGACAAATCAGTTTCAGCGACAACCTCTAGTGTATTTATTCCGGTTAACGCTGTTGTTGAGAAATTACTATTAATAATTACCAGAGACGATGCTCTGGCTGATGGGGTTTCAGAGAATGAACTTTTAATTCAAACCGTCACTACTGATGGTATCCCTGTTCCTTCAACTCCGGTCGTCATTAGTCTTTCTGGTGGAGCTCAGTTTGTGGAGGGTAAGGAAGCTAGTTTAGAAATTACCACCTCAGACGATGATGGTACAGCGTCACTGGCATTTACTAATACAAACTCAGGCACTACTAAAGTAGTGGCTTATGTGAAAGGAAAGCTATCTATTGAAGAAGAAGCTGATGCCACCTTTAAGGAAGTTAAGCCAATTCTAAATACTGTCCTTAAAGTTATTGCAAACAATGCGATTGCTAACGGTCAAGCTTTTAATCAGGTAGAAGCCACTGTAACTTCACAGGAAACATCGAATCCTGTGTCAGGCATCAGTGTTACATTCCATGTCGATGGAAACGCTGCCACATTTAGCGATGGCGCAACAAACTTTACTACTATCACTGATGGTGATGGCAAAGCCTATGCTAGACTTATTAGTAAGCAACCTGAAGATTCTGATACAGTCACAGCAGAGACGTACACTGGACGCTCCAATTCAGTGTTCATTGATTTTCAGGAAGACTACCCTGACCTATCAATTGTGCGCGTTTTTAACCTAATTAAAACATTCAGCGGCACAGGTCCTACTGTTGCCTGGCCTGATGCAACCTTCTATGTTCAAGTTGCAGGAGGCAGTGGTGATTACAAATGGAGCTCAAATTCTAGTAGCGATCTTATCTATGAAGCAAGCGGTGAACATTCAGATGAAGCTGCTTTTACGTTCAGTAGTAATGCAACACATGATAAAGAGTATACAATTACAGTACAAGATATTAAGACTAATAATATATCAAGCATTTCTTTTTCTTTGGAAGCATTCTTCACTACATTTGGAACATGGAAGCAATATGACTGGTTAACTCCCAGTGAATATCCATCATTGGGTGAGCTTACAGCACTATTTGCAGAATGGGGGGATATGTCGAAATATAATGGATGGCTCATTCCAGGAGGAAAACATTACTGGAGCAACACTGAAGTTTTAGGGTTTGCTGAAGCAGTCAACCTAGTAGATGGTAAAATCCACACTTTTTCAATATTATCGCTGTGTGGTGTTGCGATTAAGAAGAAATAAACTCCATATTGTAATATTCGATTTTATAATTATGTGAGGTGAAGTTAACTTAAACTTAAATTTAAATGTGATGTATGGCATTAGTTGTATATTAATATGGTTAAGGTCCTGTCAGATCTTTATCAGAGTTTTTCTTGATACAAGGTCTGACAGGATTAAGCACGTTGCAAGCATAATGTCGTACGGATAAGTGAAATAATTTGAGATGCTGATATTGCCCTTTGCGTATCATATGTACCAGCTCAATACCTGCCAGGACAGTCTGTGCCCGCCGGAAAGATTTGAATCCCGTCATCAGTTTTATCCTCCGTTTGATGTTAAGGTGGTCCTGCTCAGTCAGATTGTTCAGGTACTTACTCTGTCTGACCTTTACGCAGTCACTGGCCTCTCTGCCGACATTGAGTTCGGCAAGGGCGGCAGTGTTTTTAATCGATTTTATCGAAGGTTTGTCCAAATTTAGGTAAGAACTTAAATGCTGATAAAACATACGTCTTGTTACCAACCGTTTAACTAATATAGATTATCATTCTTGTATCCTCAGGCTGGTTACCCACTGTTTGTGGTTAATTTTTCTGAATTTTTCATCGGAATTCTATCATTCTATTCTCGATTCGGCGGTAAAACTCTTCTGCCAGATTATTGTATGTTGTTGGGGGCATTTTAACGAGTGTTTTTATTATGAAAAACAAACCATCTTTTCTATCAAAAAATATTTTAGGAAGCCTGCTTGTAATAAGCTTAGTGATATCTTCCCTTTCAGTTGCAGCAGTCAGCTCGCCTTTTTCTTCCGATAGTACACAACTAATGACACAAAATCTGCAGTCATCTAGTACTTTAGATCCAGACAAAAGCCTTCCTACGTTACCTCTCTCATCTCAATTGAGTAGTGGAGCCCGAATGTTGGCTTCCGGTAACGCATCTGAAACTGCGAGGTCCTTTGCATCAGGGAAAGGTGCAGAAGCCATACAGAAATGGTTGGGATATTATGGCACCGCTCGCGTTCAACTCGATTGGAATCGTAATAACAACTGGGGCCACAGTAGCGCAGATTTATTAGTACCTTTGTATGATAATCAGATATCCCTGATGTACATTGAAGGTGGTATCCGTAAACCCGAAGGCCGTTTAACTGGCAATCTGGGATATGGAATCCGTACTTTCTGGGAAAATGGTTGGATGTTTGGTGGTAATGTTTTCTTCGACGAAGATTTCTCAAGAAACAACCGGCGTATTGGTTTCGGTGGTGAAGCATGGGTAAATTATCTGCATTTTTCAGCTAATACCTATGTGAATACAACTCAATGGCATAATTCTCAGGATCTCGATAATAATTGGCAGGAGAAGCCAGCAAGCGGCTATGATCTTCGTGCTGAGGGATGGTTGCCAGCATATCCTCAACTGGGAGCAAAGTTGATCTGGGAGCAATACTATGGAGACCAAGTTGCACTTTTTGATAAAGAACACCGTCAGCACAATCCATATGCGATGACGGCAGGGCTGGAGTATACACCTGTCCCGATACTCACACTGGGGCTTAACCAGAAGCAGGGGCAGAGCCAACATGACACACAGGCGGTACTGGAGGGGCACTGGACAATAGGACATAACTGGGGCTGGCATTTAAATTCGAATAATGTGGCGCAACAGCGCTCATTAGCAGGAAGCCGATATGATCTGGTGAACCGCAATAACGAAATTGTTATGCAGTACCGTAAGAATCCCGATGATACTGTGAAGCATCTTGAATTGAGGGTGATAACAGACAATAGTCCAGCGGATGGTGTGACGAATAACGTACTACTGGTACAAGCCACAAATGGCAATTCTCAGCCGGTGCGAGGGGCTCCATTATCTTTGATGATTGTAACAGGCACTGGAGTGACACTGACGTCATCACCTTCAACAACGGATGATAACGGACAAGCAAATGTAACCCTGGTAAGCTCAACACAGCAGACGGTGCGGATAAGGGCACAGAGTGGGGGGGCTTCAGGTATACAAGATTCTCACTTTTCTCCTGTAAATATTAATAAAATAACGCTGGCCGTGTCCCAGGACAATGCGATTGCTGACGGCACTAGCGAG